ACTCTCAAATCGCCATCTATAGTTACCTTATGTGTTATTTCTGCAAAAGCAAGACTAGAGCCAGAACCAAATCCATAATTACCAGTTCTAAAAGCTCTCACATCAGAAGAAGCCGAATCAGTATCTTCTTGTGTAAAGGCAGATGTATCTACACTTAGAGAGTTAATTTTATCAAAAACAGCAGCCTTAGTAGGTGCTGTAGTTGTGTCACTGCTCCAACTAGAAGCAAAAGCAGTATTGTCTACTTTAGCATCAGCTTTAGCTGTGACGAATTGTTTAGAGAGTAGCCTGTCGTCTAGAATGAGACTGTATTTTCTCCTTCCTTTCATGCGTTCGGCTCCGATGCCGCCTAATGGTTTCCCTTGTTGATTTTTTGGTACAGGCATATGTTCTCCTTTTTAAAGTTGGGCGACTTGCTTCTACCGTAGCCGCCCTAACGGTTTATGTTGATTTAAGAGTTATTAAATCTAAGCTGATTTTACGATAACGCCAGCTTCTGGCCTAATAACTTTTAATCCATATCTCATAGACATGTATGAACCGACGATTCCGAAACCGGGGTTTGCTTCTTCGACGGTCATTCCGCGTCTTTCTACATATGCTACAGGTTTAACAGACATGTCGAAAACACCGAAAGAGGTCATTGGGACATAGGCATTAACGAAAACGTTCATACCATATATTTGTCCAACTAGACCAGTTGCTGCGGTTTCGTTGACATAATCTATACCACCTTTGCTTGCTCCCGGATTTGCCGAAGTGACAGTTCCAGATGCGAAAGGTACGGTAAAGTCTGCTAAGTCCAATAGAACTTTGTAGTGGGATGGGGAAATCAAGATTGTGTCAGCACTTAATCCTTTTGAAGCGATTAATTCCATAGCTGCAGTCAAATCAGCTAATGCTAATTCGGCTGTGGTTGAACCGCCTGAACCAGACTCAGAGTTAAAATAGTGTGAACCACCATTTTGACCCATTGCGTTATACTCAGTTGTTGAGTATAGACCGTAATCTACCAATCTGCTTCCGCCACTTGGGGTCTTTCCAAAGAAAGCACCGTGTGGGTTTGAGCTGAAAGATGTGATTTCTGCTTCTGTATCTGCGCTTGTAACACCTTCTCCGATTGTGGTTCTGGTTCCGCTTACGAGAACACCAGTTCCGAATGTAGCATCTCCAATACCGAATAAAGCTTTGACAAAGTGGCTGGTGACGTGTCTGTCAACTGCTCTTCGTGCTTCATTCAATGCGAGTTCTACTTCAGAGAATCTTGAATCTTCAATCATTCTTCGGGTAACACCTACTGCGATACCCCATTCTTTAACGTTGACACGCTCATTTCGCATATCGGTGTGTTGGAACTTTGGAGTTGTTCCTTCTTCGATTTGCTCCATAACCATACTTTGTTTTGCGAATGTTATGTCTATATCTCCACCAGTTTCGGTTGTGAAATTTTCTGCAAACATTGAGATTACTGGTAATTCTGTTACTCTGTAATCTTGAATTGCGTCTTTGTAATCTACAAGGACACGGTTTACTTGTGTACTTCCACTACCGACATTCTGTGTCGTTAATATTCCTTCTTTTGCTGTAACCATATTACATCACCTTAAATTATCAATACCTTTGTGTAGTTCAAACTGTCAGCGCTGAAAGTTGAGTCTAAAGCAATAGCAAAAATTCTGTCTGTTTCCAGATTTGCTGAGTGTTCTAGCTTTCCTGCGTCATCAACTACTAACTCTTCTCCTACGGTCAAACCAGCTACTGATTGAACGTTACATACTATACCTTTACCGGTAACGATAGAGGTTGGGTCTCCATCAGCTGCATCTACTAACAATACTCCCAAAGCTACTGCTTGAGCTTTGCTGGTTCCACCGGTTTGGTCATCAGCTGCTGCGATGATTTTTCCGCTGGAGTTAATATCTACAACTAATCCTGCTGTTAAATCGGCGCCTGCAACTGCAAGGTTCATAATCCTTGCTGGTGCACCACCGTCATTTATTAATACTTCTGTTGCCATATTTTATCCTTCTTTACTTGTTTCCTGTAAAAGTGATTTTACCGTTTACGTTTGCGAACATACGTTCAACGTTTTCCTCAGCTTCTACTGGGTTTTCTTCAACATCGTGGGCTTTACCTTTACCAAATGTGCGTTCTGCTTCTTCTGGTACTGGCATAGATTCCATTGCGATGCTGAATCCTTCTAGCTTAACGTCATCCCATGCGGAGAGTTCCTCAACACGAGCATCCTTCTTTTCGTCCTCGATTTTTCCGAGTAGAGCTTCTTTCTCAATGATTGTGTTCACTAATGCAGATTTTCTAGCTTTGGCTTCTTCCTCAGCTCTTTCTGCTTCAGCTTCTTCAAACTTCTTGATTGAAGCAAGGGCTTCCTCGTGCTTGGTGTTTAACTCTTCGAAGGAAGTCGTCATTTCTTCTAGCTTGGACTTCATAGATGCGAATTCACGCTCTGTGATAGTCTCTGCTTCTGATACTTCTGTCTTTACTTCTTCAGCCATAGTTTCTACCTCGCTGTTGTTCCCGTGTGATTCACAGGCACATGAATCTTCCTCATGGCCGCCACAGGCGCCACCACAATCAGATTCTTCTTCACCGAATTCACGGTGTTCATTACTTTCACATTCCCCTTCAATTGTACATGCTTCACAAACGGGTGTTCGAGTTTCATTATCAATGAAGCTCACCTCGACAGGACGAATGTTAGTAGCAAACGGTTCTCCCAAGACATCAACGTCTTTAGAAAACCAATCGATACTGACATGTGTCATATCGCCGTTTTCCAACTTTCCCATCACTTCATTTGTTTTAGCGGCATCCTTATGGATTTGCGCTAACATTTTAATACCAGTTTTACCATCTTCCAACTCGATTATCTCTGGGTTGATAGCCTTGCCAATCAAGTCTTCATCAGTTCGCTGGTGATTAAAGTAAACTGGAAGCTCGTTAAAAGCTTCTATATTATCTTTTAATATCGAAGGTTCTATATAAACTTTTTGGTCACCATCTTCATCATGTACCCCTGAAGTTATTGCGATGACTGGATAGTCAATAGTTTCCTTACCAATATTTAAAGGTGTGTCTAGCTCTTGGGCAAAAGTACGTTTTGAGTCTTCGACTGGGTCTTCAGGGACTGCGAATTCTCTAACAGTACCTTCATCCACTCTCATTCTGCATAGGTTAGCAGCCATGTTACTATATTCCTTTATTCCCTTCTTTTTTAATCTTGGGGCAAGGTCAAGTAAACATTCTTCATACGTATTATCGCTCATGCTTCTCTGTCTCCTGTTAGGTTTCTGTTTTCGACACGGACAGATTCTTCTGTCTTGTCTTGGTCTCTACCACCTGAAAGGTTTGCATTTTCAGCTGTAGGCTGTTTTTCTACAACACCTTCTGGGTCTAGACCACGTTCTAATCTAACTTCACCGGGTGAAAGTACACCCTCAGATAGATAAATCATATCCGTCTTAGCCTTAGCAAATGCATCTTGTACATTTATTTGACGGAATGAAAATTTAGCTTGTCCACTTTCGAGTTGTGGCATAAGTTGTGAATTCAAAGATGCTTCTACTGCACTTTGTAAATGTTTCACGTAAGGTTCGAAAATAGCACGTGCTTGTTCTGGTTTGTCAAACATAGTGACAGGGACTTTCAATGCTATGTGTATTTTCTTTAAAATATCATCTGTATACTTACCATATTCAAACGCTCTTTGCGTACCTTGTAATTCTCTGATAGTTATATCATTACCATGTATAATATCTTCGCCGGGTTCTAATGAATTGAATGCATCAACGATTTCGTTAATCTTGTCTGGGCCATATGGCATATCGGGTAAACCAGCGGATATATCAAACCTACTGGTAGCATACTTATTAAGAGCGGCACCAATATCCCTTTCTGCGAAATCTTTGAGGTCAACCAAATATAAAACTGGATGAATGTCGCTAAGCCCGTAAGCATAATCATCAAATGGATTGTTTCTATATGTGATGATTTCGTTTTCTTCAAATCTAACATTATCCTTATCGTCTCCTACATCTTGGTAATAATACATGATTTGACCATTTGGGTCTCTTTGTATATACATATTTTGCGAAGACCTTAACACTAAGTTGTCTCCTGTATATTCTAAAAAAGAGGTTCCGAATATTCTACCATTTCGTAACCAAGAGTAAATTAATTGTTCAATATTGATTTCATCGAAAAAATTAGTGATAGCCTCGCGTTCTTCGTCGTCGTCGATTACGATATCGTAACCATCCTTCGCTGCGTATATACAGGGTAAATCAATCAAAGTCCTTATTATAGGGTCAGAAAGATACACATTCATGTATGTTCTATAGTCTCCTATCTGAGGTTCTTTGTTAGCACCACCTCCATAACCTCCCATTCCTGAATCATTTTGAAGCTTGATGCGTTTTATAACGCCTGC